CTCTAATTACAAAAGAGCTAAAAGCATCCGTTAAAGCACCTACATTAGCTGACCTATTTAAATCTCTTAAAGCTTCTGTTCCTTTACTTCTAAAATCTGCTATTTTGTTTTTAAATAAACTTTGCTCTGCTATATCATCAACCTTAGTAGTTCTTTGGGCTATCTCTTGACCTAATCTAGAGCCAATACCTGTAATTGCAGCACCTGCTAATGCTCCTACACCAGGAACAGCTAAACTTAAAAGCCCGCCTACAAATCTACCAATACCCATTTTATTTCTACGATTCTGCAGTTGGTCTTGAAATTTTCTTTGTGATTCGTAAAACTTTTTTAATTGGTTTGATATTAATTGTGCTAAATTAATACTTGCTTCAGTAGCCATCTCAAGATCCTTTCGTCAATTCTTTAAATTCATTTATATAAACTTTACTACCTATCTTTAAATACAATTTAGGATTTTTTGCAGTTTCTTTTGCAATAATAATTTCGCCATCACTTAACTCTTTTATGTTAGGAACTTTAGTAACTATTGGTATCTTACCTTGTTGTAAATTTCTTAACCTTCTTTGTATTGGCTCCATTATGCTAATCTCTTTGTTGTTGTTCTAAATTCAATAGATATTTCATTAATCTTTATACCTTTAGTAGTTCCAGTAGCAACTGTATTTTGTATTTTTAATTTAATACTTTGACATTGTACAATAGAACTAGGTACTAATTTTAAAATAGTAGGTGTCGAAACACTAGAAAAATTACCTGTTAATGTAGTAAAGCTTGTTGAGCTATCAGTTGCAAATGACACAGGATTTGTATGTGATACATCAGACTCATAGGTTACATAAATAGCATATATTCTTTTTATTCTACCAGGACTATCAAAATCTATATCTTTAGTTGTAAAAGTAAAATTACCATTAGCATGTGCTTTTGGAATATCTTTCCAAACAACTATTCCTGGATTTGTAGTCCTTGGTACTTGACTAGAATTAATAAAATTATTAGTACCATTTAATAAAAAATCACTAGATGCATATTGATGTGTATCTTCTATTGCTAAAATATCATTGTGAGAACCTGGTATGTCAGTTGTAATTACATTATTTCTATTTGTCCAATTAACAAAATTAGTTATAACTGTTTCAGTTGGAGTAACTGATGTAGAGTTATCTGCTTTTACTATAGCATTATTTTTAAAATCATATAAATATGCGTTGTTATTATCTTTAATACAATCTTTAACTATTATTAAATACCTATGCTCATTATGATACCCTAATATTGTACCTTTAGTATAAAAACTAATCCATGATTCTGTTTTTAACTTATTCTCAAGCAAGTTTTTAACTTGACCATTGTATAAATATAAACCATATTTACCAGCCCATACTACACCAAACTCAGTTTTTACTAAAGCTGATGTCATTTCACATCCAGCTCTTTCTATTGTATTTTCTAAAAACCAGTTTGATGGATTAGGGTTAGCAATGTTAATTATAAACAGCTTATCTCTTTTATAAGCAAGTAATCTATCAGAAAAACTAGATAAAGCAGTAAACTCACTTGCATCACCTTGTACAACATCTATAAAATTATCTCTTGGAAATGTATCAAACTTATTTATAGGTGTATACATTATTCTATCTCTAAACTGCTTAAGAACATTATCACTCATTTTAGTTCTTACATTTGCTACAAAACATCTTCTATTTGTTACCTCTGCAGCTTTATAACCTTCACCTACTCCACTTATTGTTATCTTTTCTTGTTCATTAGAAAAACCATTTAATATTTCATAAGTTTCTAAATTAATATCAGTACAATGTATAGTCTCAGCTTTAGCTTGTGTTGCAGATGAATTACTAGACCAAGCAGATACATTTTCATCTGTTTCAAAATTTAAATTTAAACTAGCTCTTATTCCTTTTGTCATATCTACATCAATTAATAAGAAAAAAGGATCTTGCGTGCCATCTACTCTAGCATATATTCTTGCACCACTTATTCTAGAATCATAAGCTCCATTTGCATATAAAGCAAATTCTAATTTTTTATTAGCACCACTTGGAGTAAAAGTATTATTACTTGTTGGTATAAATAGTAATGATTCCTGATTACCATCATATATATAAGATACAGCTATTTGATATGCAACATTAGTAAAAGAAGATGTACTTAATGATGTATCACCTACAAATTTTAAATGAAATCCTGTACCATTACCTGTAGGATATGCTTCTGATCCACTTGTAGCTAAAAAAGTAGGCGCAGCTAAATCATTCTTTTTTGCATCCCATCCATCAAACACACCATTTGCACTTGTAGTTAATACAGTTTGACCTGGGCCACCAGCTTGAAAATGATCTCTTTTAATATAACCTAACCATACATTTTGAAAGCTATTAGTAGCTCCTGTACTACCTTCATTTTGAGATAAAAAGAATCCAGCATCGCTTATCCTTACTGCATTGTTTGCATAATAAAATACTGGTCTAAGATTAGAAACTATACCTACCTCACCCGTTTCGTTTGATTCTGCAGTTATTAACCCTACATGATCTAAAACTATTTTATCTTTTTGCACATTTAAAACTCTAAGATTAGATTTATTATTATTACTTTGATCAGTTGCACCAAAAACATGTATATAATCTCCTGGTCTTATATTAGCAGCAAGAAAATTATCTCCATGATGTGCAGCAAGAGTCATTGTATCATTTAAATTTGTGGTAACTACAAACTGCATATTATCTGATTTTTCATAACATAAATCTCTAGTACCAGTCATGTTTGCATTTCTAAAACTATTATGACTACCATTGGATATAAGATTCCAAGTGTCTGTACTTTGATTGTATAAACTTATACCCATCGTAATTGCATCTACAAATACAAGCCAATTATCACCTTGATCTGTAGCACCAGAAGCATTTTTACTTCCTGGTGAATCCAAGCCCATTGTATAGTCACTTTCAAAAGTAAACAATCCATGCCCTGCAGTAACGTGTCCTTTTAACGCAGAAGCACCTGTATTTGAGCCAAAATTGGTGCTAGAATCAAAAGTTATTAAGTCACCCTTAGTTGCATCCGTTGTGCTAATTAAACCGCCTAGAGTGTTGATTTCGTTTCTACGTTTAAAAGAAACATTGTTAGCTTCTGCTAATGCATTTAATGGTATATCTCTAGGATCTGTATCATCAATCAGACCTACAGAAAAATCATTTAGATTTAGTATTTCTTTTGGCACGTTTTTTTACTTTTCTTTTCTTCTTCTTACCATAATATTTTCTACGATCAGATATAACATCACTTAATTTCTTCATCCTATAATCTTTCCATTGTAAGATGTTTTACCATTTATAATCGTTAAGACATTTAAATTAAAATCACCATTAGTAAATATATCTAGTATACCTACATTGTGTGTCCAATTAGTCTGTCTATTCTTTAAAAATTCTTTTTCCATTTTACACAGGCAACCCATGGAGTATGCCATCTTTGCTCCTGTTAAATGCGTAACTACAGACTTCATAGAATCATGAGTATGTCCATAGATTACATTGACTCCTAAGTTAAGTACATGACTCCTCGTATGATTAATACCTGAATAATGTCCACCATGATATGCATATAACTTAGAACCCAGTATCTTAATATATTTACCATAGGGATAACTATCGTAACCTCTTTCTTTAATCTTAAAAGCATTTACAGCTTTATATTCTTTTAGATATGGATTCTCTTCAACGAAGTTATCAAACCAAAGTTCATGGTTCCCCATAGTTAATATTTTTTTCTTTACTTTTGCTTTTCTACAAGCTTCATCTATTCTATCTAAACCTTCATTAGCTAATACAATTTCTTCTTTAATAGCAGATAATTGATACTCTAATGGAGGTCTTTTCTTTTTTGCCCATTGCCAATGACTTACACTCTCGCCCTCTACAAAGTCACCTAGCAATAAAAATGCAGAAGGCTTTACGTATTCTAATACCTTTAATGCACAAGAAAGTGCTTTTTCGTCATGATGAGGGAAGTGAATATCAGGAAAGACAACAACAGTATCTTTAATTTTCAAACTATTCTCTTATCTCAAAATGTACAAGGTCATCAAATCTATTATCTTTTGTTTTGGTGTCTTGATCCCAATCACCGCCCCAACGAATATTTAACCCCATCTGTGAAGCAATACCCAATACAAAACCACTAAAGTAGTGAAACCTATCGCGATCAGTCCAATCAATAGGATAAGGAGCAACATCAACCGCAATACTAGGGCTTTTATTGTGTTTGCCATTAGGCCACTTAACTTTTGAGTTTCCTTTGTTGTATGCTTCATCCTGCTTCTTTTGACCTCTGTGTCCTTCTATAATAGTACAATCAAAATGCTTTACTACTTCATTAAATAGATCTACTAATCTTTGATCGCAAGTATGCAATCTTGATTTACTTCTTGTGCTAAACCTTGGCATTACTTGCTTAAGACTTTTCCCATTACATCTTGAAATACATTGTAGATAGCTGATATAACTTTCTCTTCTGTATCTTCATTAATAATAGGTATGTTTACACTTTTATTTAATTCTTCAATAATCTTTGCTTTATTATCTTCGTTAAATAAATATTCCATAATCATTTTATTGATCATTATTTTTTCCTTTTCTTCTTTTTCTTAGCAGCATTACGTTTAGATATTGCTGCAGCTTTTCTTTTAGCATCTGCTTTGCTACTAGCACCCCAAGCTCTTAAAGAAAGTAATAACCTAGTAGGTTTACCATTCTTATACTCTGGGCCTTTCATACCACCCATACGTGCTAAGAATGATGCTCTTCTAGGATTGTCTCCACTTTTAACAGGAGCTTTTAAGGTACCACCTTTATAAGATGCTCTACCTTTAGCATTTAATCCACCTTTAGGATTTTTACCTGCTTTTCTTGTCCAGGCTGGTGACTTATACTTTCTTTTTCTTGGCATTTCTTTTTTTCTTCATTTTTGACTTTATGATTTTAGCTTGTAAAGCTTTAGGTAAAGTTTTTTGCTTTGCTGTAAGCATCCCTTTACCATTCTTCTTTTTAGTCATTTTCTTTTTAGTATGTCCAGGCATTACGCGTTTCTTACCTTTCTAGCAACTTTTTTAGAGTATTTTGCTCGTTGCTTTCCTTTTTTAGTTGCTGCTCTTTTTGCTCTGTTTGTAGCAGCTTTTTCCGATTTACTAAGACTTTTCCTAACTGACTCAGGTAGATACCTACCTCTTTTTGCTCTTGGTTTTTTCTTGTCACCTTTACTTACGTAATCCCATTTTTGTTTTGACCATTTAGTTAATTTATTGCTACTAGACTTTTTACCTCTATATCCACCACCTGCTTTTTTATATCTAGCTGTAGCAATCTGTGCTTTACGTGCTGACCATTGTCCTGGTCTACCACCTTTGCTACCAGACTTTACACTAGCAACAATACGTTTCCATAGTTTAGGTTTAGTTTTAGTAGCACTCGCCATTATTTTTTACTATGAACTTTCTGTACTTTAAACTCAGCCATAAGACTAGCACCTTTATGCTTCTTAAATTTGCCTGTATGTTTCATAAGTTTATATGTAGTACCTTTTTTCATCCAATGAAAACCTTTAGGAGCTCTAATTTTTTTAATCATTAGTAGCTTTTTTTCATTCTTCTTGTTTTAGGCATAGTTTTCTTCATGCCTTTTTTCATTGATTTCATTTTAGTTTTCATAGGTTTCTTTTTACCTGCTTTTTTCTTAGTATGATATGCCATTATCTACCAGCCTTTCTTCTTTGTTTAGAACCTCTGCCATTACCTAGCTTAGCTTCTATATAGTTAAGTTGATCAGTTACTTCATCATTCATTTCTTGAAATTTATCTACCATTATATTCTTGGCATCAATAAGTTTTATTATTATATCTTGTAGATCATCAATCTTTTTATTTAACTCACTTGTCATCCACTTAAACGTCATAAATAATATAGTTGCTGATAGTCCAGCAAAACCTATTTCAGTCCAATTTTCCATCATTTTTCTTCAGTTACCTCTTCTAAAGTTTTTTTCAATGCATTAACAAAGGCTTGCTTACCAAACTCTAACTGCTGCATATTAAAATTCATTGTTTCCATTTTTCTTGTAAGATCTGCAATGTGACTTACCATAACTTTTTGTTCATCATTCATATCATCGATTACATATTCATTACCATCAAGATTTAACATAGCTTGTTTATTTTCTTTTTTAGCCATTTTATTTCCTTTCAATTGCACTAGAATCACCTAGTATTATTTTAATATTACCTATTAGTGAGTCTACTTCAAACATAGACTGCATTAATTCCTCTTCAATTTTTTCTTGAGATTTACCAATATAAAAATTATCACAAGCCCAAGCGAATACACAAACAAGCAAAGCAGTAATAAGCATACCATTAAAAAAGCTATCAAATCTGTAA